AAAGCTTTTGCTTGCCCTATAAGAGTGGATGATATAATAGTTATCCATCACAATGTTTTTAGAAGATGGTATGACATGAAGGGAAAACAACAGTATGGTAAAGCTTTTTTTAAAGATGATTTATTTTTTGTATCTATAGATCAAGTTTATTTATATAAAAATAATTCAAGCTGGAAGTCAATTAACAACAGGTGTTTTATAAAACCTCTAGAAAACAATAATGATTTAGAGAATAAAAAAGAACAAAACCTTATTGGTATATTAAAAATAGGTAATAGTGTCTTAAAAGAGCTAGGAATAAACGAGGGAGATCTTGTAGGCTATAAACCTTACGGTGAGTATGATTTTCTTATAGACAAAGAGAGATTATACTGTATGAAATCAAATGATATTGTAATTAAATATGGACGTCAAGGAAACGAAAAAGAATATAATCCAAGCTGGGCGTATAGCAGTTGAAGAATTAATTAAAGTTGCTAAAGAGCCAATTATAGATTTTGGACCCGATATATCTGCAGATCGTTTAAAAAACGCTGCTGCTACAAAAAAACTTTGTATTATGGATGCTTTTGAAATAACCACTAGAATACAAGAAGAAGAAGATATATTAAACGAAAAACCTAAAGAAGTTAAAGAAGAAAAAAGTTTTAAAGGTTTTGCAGAAGGAAGATCTAAATAATGTACGAGCAAAATTTATATAAAATTTTACCCGATTATATTAAGCCTAAAATTCTTAAAAGGATGAACAGGTATAATAAATGGGAGTACGGATATAACAAAGAACATGATTTAATTGTTATAAGTAAAGATGGAACTGTTGGGCAAATTATAGAAATACAAAACCTAGCAATTGGTTTACCATTACAAAAAAATATAACTAAATTTGAATCTAACAAATGGGAGTTTACTACATTACCTAATTCGTTTAAAAATATTAAAACAATATTTGATTGGGAGCAATATGATGTCGATTTTAAAGAACAGTGGTATGATTACATTGATCAGCAATTTGAATACAGAGATGAGGGTTTTTGGTTTTACAACAAAGATGTTGCAACTTATATTACTGGTACTCATTACATGTACTTGCAGTGGTCCAAGATTGATGTTGGGAAACCAGATTATAGAGAAGCCAATAGATTATTCTTTATATTCTGGGAAGCTTGTAAAGCAGATAGACGTTGCTATGGAATGGCCTACCTCAAAAACAGACGGTCTGGTTTTTCATTCATGGCATCAGGAGAAGTTGTCAACTTGGCAACCATCTCTAGTGATTCAAGATATGGAATATTATCTAAAACAGGACCAGATGCTAAAACAATGTTTACCGACAAAGTTGTACCCATATCCGTCAACTACCCTTTTTTCTTTAAACCAATACAAGACGGTATGGACCGTCCAAAAACAGAACTTGCCTACAGAGTACCTGCAAGTAAATTTACTAGAAGAAAAATAATAGCTAATGAAAAAGAAGCAGAGCTTCAAGGATTAGATACAACTATTGATTGGAAAAATACTGGAGATAATAGTTATGATGGTGAAAAATTAAAACTATTAGTACACGACGAAAGTGGTAAGTGGGAAAGGCCTAACAATATTCTTAATAACTGGAGAGTTACTAAAACTTGTTTACGATTAGGTTCTAGAATTATAGGTAAGTGTATGATGGGGTCAACGAGTAATGCTCTTGACAAAGGAGGAGATAACTTTAAAAAACTTTATTATGATTCAGACGTCACACAAAGAAATGCCAACGGACAAACTCGCTCTGGATTATATTCTCTGTTCATACCTATGGAGTGGAACTACGAAGGATATATTGATTCTTATGGGTTACCTGTCTTCGATACCCCATCTAAACCTGTCAAAGGTGCACAAGATGTCAAAATTGATACAGGCGTCATCGAATACTGGCAAAACGAAGTTGATGGTTTAAAACAAGATCAAGATGCTTTAAATGAATTTTATAGACAGTTTCCAAGAACAGAGGAACATGCTTTTAGAGATGAAGCTAAATCATCTTTATTTAATCTAACTAAAATTTACGAGCAAATAGACTGGAACGCGGATATAAAACATAGCACATTAGTTACTCAAGGTTCTTTTCAGTGGAAAGGAGGTATTAAAGATACAGAAGTTGTTTTTGCACCTAGCAAGCAAGGAAGGTTTTATATAACATGGGTTCCACCTATAAAATTACAAAACAATTTAATAGTTAAAAACGGTATTAAATATCCCGGTAATGAAAATGTAGGTGCGTTTGGATGTGACAGTTATGACATATCTGGTACAGTAGACAGAAGAGGATCAAACGGCGCGTTGCACGGTTTAACTTCTTTTAGTATGTTAGATGTACCACCTAATCATTTTTTCTTAGAATATATAGCACGACCTCAAACTGCAGAAATATTTTTTGAAGATGTTTTAATGGCTTGTGTGTTTTACGGTATGCCGATACTTGCAGAAAATAATAAACCTAGATTATTATATCATTTTAAAAGAAGAGGTTATAGAGGCTTTTCTATGAATAGACCTGATAAAATTTATAATAAATTATCTGTAACAGAAAGAGAAATAGGTGGTATACCTAACTCAAGTGAAGATATTAAACAAGCACATGCGGCGGCTATAGAATCTTACATAGAAACTTATGTTGGTTATAAAGCGGATGGTTATGGAGATGTTTATTTTCAAAGAACATTAGATGATTGGTCTAAGTTTAATATAAACAATAGAACAACACACGATGCTTCTATAAGTTCAGGGCTAGCAATAATGGCTTGTAATAAACACAGATATAAACCTGTACCTAAAAGAATTATAACTCAATATGATTTAGGTATAAAAAAATATAATAATTCTGGTGATATTTCAAAAATAATACAATAAATGAATATAAATTATAATAGCAACAGTGCGTTTCCTGATCAGGTTGTACCTATGGAGGAAAAGATGACGATTAAATATGGAAAGCAAGTTGCTGATGCCATACAGTCTGAATGGTTTGCTCAAGGAAGAACTAATGGTAACCGTTATTTAACTACATTTAATAATTTTCACACTAGAAGATTATACGCAAGAGGTGAACAACCTGTGCAAAAATATAAAGATGAATTATCTATTAATGGTGATTTATCTTATTTAAATTTAGACTGGCAGCCAGTACCAATATTATCTAAATTTGTAGATATATTAACAAATGGAATATCTAATAAAGATTATGATATAAAAGCTTTTGCTCAAGATCCTTTTTCTACAAAACAAAGAACAAACCATGCTACAGGTATAGCTGAAGATATGTATGGTAAAAAAATTATACAGCAAGTTGACCAGGTATTTGGTAAAGATATTTCAAGATCTAATTTACCTACTGATCAATTACCTGAAAATAAAGAAGAGTTAGAATTACATATGCAGTTAAGTTATAAGCAAGCTGTAGAAATTGCTGAAGAAGAAGCTATAAACCAAGTATTAGATCAAAACAAATACACATTAATACGTAGAAGATTAAATTTAGATTTGGTAACACTAGGTATTGCAGCTGCTAAAACTAGTTTTAATACATCAAATGGTATTACTTTAGACTACGTAGATCCAGCTCATATGGTTTATTCTTATACAGAAGACCCTAATTTTGAAGATATATATTACGTAGGTGAAGTAAAAGCTTTAACAATACCAGAGATTAAAAAACAGTTTCCACAAATATCAGATCAAGAACTTTCTGAATTACAAAAATATAATAGTAATAATAACTATATTTATGGGTGGGGTGCATATGACGAAAACACTGTACAAGTATTATATTTTGAATATAAAACTTATATGGATCAAGTTTTTAAATTAAAACAAACTGATTCTGGTTTAGAAAAAATATTAGAAAAACCTGATACATTTAATCCTCCAGCTAATGATAATTTTGATAGAGTTTCAAGAAGTATAGAGGTGTTATTTCACGGCGTAAAAGTTTTAGGTACTAACACTATGTTAAAATGGGAGTTAGCTGAAAACATGACAAGACCTTTTGCTGATACAACTAAAGTAGAAATGAATTATACTATATGTGCGCCAAGGATGTACAAGGGTAGAATAGAATCTTTAGTTACTAAAACAATGGGTTTTGCAGATATGATACAATTAACTCATTTAAAGCTACAACAAGTTTTATCTAGGATGGTACCAGATGGTGTATTTTTAGATATGGATGGTTTAGCTGAAGTTGATCTTGGTAACGGTACTAATTATAATCCTGCAGAAGCTTTAAACATGTACTTTCAAACGGGTTCTGTTGTCGGTAGGTCGTTAACTCAAGATGGTGAATTAAATAGAGGTAAAATTCCAGTTCAAGAATTAGCATCATCTGCTGGTCAAGCAAAAATAGGTTCATTAATAAATACTTACAATTATTATCTTCAAATGATAAGAGATGTAACTGGTCTTAATGAAGCTAGAGATGGTAGCTTGCCTGATAAAGATACATTAGTAGGATTACAAAAAATCGCGGCTCAACAATCTAATATAGCAACTAAACACGTTAATAATGCTAGTCTTTATTTAACATTAAGAATATGTGAAAATATTTCTAAAAAAATTGCTGATGCTTTAGAGTTTCCTTTAACTAGAAAATCTTTACTTCAAAGTATATCTAGTTATAATACTGCAACTTTAGATGAAATGCAAAATTTAAACATGCATGATTTTGGTATATTTTTAGAATTAGAGCCAGATGAAGAAGCCAAAGCTCAATTAGAACAAAATATACAAGTAGCTTTACAGGCTGGTGGAATAAATTTAGAAGATGCTATTGATGTAAGACAAATTAAAAATCTTAAATTAGCTAACCAACTTCTTAAATTAAAAAGAAAACAAAAGCTTAGACAAGATCAAGCTGCGCAACAAGCTAATATACAAGCTCAAGCCCAGGCTAATGCAAAGCTTGCACAAGACACAGCTATGGCTGAAGCGCAAAAACAACAAGTGTTAACTGAGCAACAAATAAGTTTTGAGCAAGCAAAGTCTCAAATGGAAATGCAAAGGATGGAGCAAGAAGCTTTAATTAAAAAACAATTAATGGCAGAAGAGTTTCAGTACAAACTACAACTTGCTCAACAAGAAAGAGAATCAAAAACTATTAAAGAAAAAGAAATAGAAGATCGTAAAGATAAACGAATTAAAATGGAGGGATCACAACAAAGCCAAATGATACAACAAAGGCAAAATGATTCAGCTCCTGTAGATTTTGAATCTACAAACACAACATTAGACGGATTTGATTTATCATCATTTACCGCTAGTTAATTACTAATTTTATAATATTATATTATGTCAAACGAAACCAAAACAAATGAACCTGTTAAACAGGAAGGTGACTTTAAAATAAAGTCAAAGAAAAAAACTCCTAAAAATTTAGGTCACTTAAGTAAAAATGAGGTATCTAAAGTAGATTTAACAAAACCTAGTGCTCAAGGCGAGGTTGTGCCGGATGTTATTAAGGTTGAAGTGCCTAAAGAAGAAATAAACAAAGAAGATAATGCCATTAAAGAGCCAAGCACAGAGAGTGTGGATGAAAATAAACCATCCGGAGATGTACAAGAGGTGGGAGAAACACACGCCGAAAAACAAGAAACTTCCGAAGAAAGCCCTATCCAAGAAATAAAAGAAGAGGACATTGTAAAAGAAGAAATACAAAAAGAAATAATAGAAAAACCACAAGCAGTTTTACCAGAAAACATTGAAAAACTAGTAAAGTTTATGGAAGACACAGGTGGTACTATAGAGGATTATACAAGATTAAATTATGATTACTCAAAAATAGATGACAATACTTTAATTAAAGAGTATTATAAAAATATTAAACCTCATTTAAATTCTGAAGAAATTGATTTTCTTTTAGAAGACAAATTTAAATACGATGAGGAACTTGATGAGCCAAGAGATATTAAAAAGAAAAAATTGGCTTTAAAAGAAGAAATTGCTGAAGCTCGAAAAGGGTTAGAACAAATGAAAAAAGATTATTATCAGGAGATCAAGTTGAGACCTGGTGATTCAAGTTCTAAAGCTGTAGAGTTTTACAATAATTACGCAGAACAACAAAAGCTGTTGGAAAAGCAACAAGAAGAATTTAAGAATAAAACCACAAATTTATTTTCTAATGATTTCAAAGGTTTTGATTTTAATTTAGGAGAAAAGAAATTTAGGTATAAAATTCAAGATCCTTCAAAAGTTGCTAAAACACAACAAAGTTTAGAGAACTTTGCTTCAAAGTATATTGACAATGAAGGAAATTTAGCTAATCCAAGTGGTTACCATAAAGCTTTGTATGCTGCAATGAATGTAGATAAAATTGCTAATCATTTTTACGAACAAGGAAAAGCAGACGGCATTAAAAACGTTGTTAACAGTTCTAAAAATCTATCAACAGAAAACCCGAGGCAAGTTGCCGATGGAAACGTTTTCATAAACGGATTAAAAGTAAAATCAATTAGTGGACTAGATACATCAAAACTTAAAATAAAAACAAAAAAGTTTAACTAATTAAAAATTAAAATTATTATGGGTGTTTTACAACCACAATTCGGTTCGATTATTCCATCGCCGATACAACAAACACTAGCATCTAACTATCTACAATTTGATGGTGCTGCTGGTGGAAATTTTGCTCAGCAATATTTGCCTGAGTTATACGAACAAGAAGTCGAAAGATATGGTAACAGAACTTTATCTGGATTTCTTAAAATGGTAGGAGCTGAACTTCCTATGACATCTGATCAGGTTATCTGGTCTGAACAAAACAGATTACATATATCTTATGATAACTGTACTTCTGCTTCTGCTGCTGGTACTCTTGTAATTCCTGCTACCGCTGGAGTTACCAACGTAATATCTGCAAACCAAACAATCGTTGTTATGGACGACTTTGGTAATGAAGTTAAAGGTTTAGTTACAGTTTCTAACCCTAGTGGAGCTGGAGCTCTTGCTAGAACTATCACAATTGTTACTTATGGAGTTGCTAGTATGGCGGCTGCAGGTCTTGTGGATGGTGCTGGTAAAAAGATATTTGTTTATGGTTCTGAATATCAAAAAGGATCTACAACTCCTAACTATGCTGTTGGTAACAATGGTTTCGTAAGTGTTGACCCTTCTTTTACTCAGTTTCAAAACAAACCTGTTATCATTAGAAGCAAATACGTAATTAACGGTTCTGACACAGCTCAGATCGGTTGGGTAGAAGTTGCTAGTGAAGACGGTACAAACGGTTACTTATGGTATTTAAAAGCTGAGTCTGAAACAAGACTAAGATTTGAAGACTACCTAGAAATGATGTGTGTTGAAGGTGAACTAGTTGGTGGTAACGCCGCTAATTTCCCTGCAGCATTACAACCAGGTGGTACTGAAGGTCTATTTGCAGCTATTCAAGCTAGAGGTAACGTAGAAGTTGGATTTAGTGCAGCTGCTGGTATAAGTGATTTTGATGATATTCTTAAAAACTTAGACACGCAAGGAGCTATTGAAGAAAACATGCTTTTCTTAAACAGAGAAGTTTCTTTAGACTTTGATGACATGCTTGCTTCTATTTCTGCAGGTGGTTCAGGTGGAACTGCTTTTGGATTATTTGAAAACTCTGAAGAAATGGCATTGAACCTTGGGTTCAGCGGTTTCAGAAGAGGTTCTTACGATTTCTATAAAACTGACTGGAAATACCTAAACGATGCTTCTACAAGAGGCGCGATGGTTGGTCCTGCTTCTATAGAAGGAGTTTTAATCCCAGCTGGTACATCTACTGTTTATGATCAAATTCTTGGTACAAACATTAGAAGACCATTTTTACACGTTAGATATAGAGCATCACAAGCTGATGACAGACGTATGAAATCATGGTTAACTGGTTCTGTTGGTGGAGCATTTACTTCAGATCTTGACGCTATGGAAGTTAACTTCCTATCTGAAAGATGTTTAGTAACTCAAGCTGCTAACAACTTTGTATTATTCAAAGGAGTTTAATTACTTTCAATAAAGATAAGGCCTCATGTAAAAGTGGGGCCTTGCCTTTATTTTTTTTAAAACTATTAAATTATATTATATTATGGCAAAAGCTAAAAAAGCGCAGTCAACTGTAGAAGCACCCGTTATGGAAGCTCCGGTTGTTGTAAAAAAAGAAATTAAAAAACCCAAAAATACTTGGGAAATAAAAGATAGAGTATACTGGGTAACAGGTACTCACCATCCTTTAACGTTAACTATACCTAGTAAGCATACAAGAAAACACGCTTTACTTTGGTTTGACAAAAGTTCAGGTGAACAAAGAGAGTTGCGTTATGCAACTAATCAAAACTCACCATTTGTTGATGAACAAAAAGGAGAGGTTACATTAGGACATATAACTTTTAGAGAT